AGTAGTGAACTCCCTAAAAAACTACCAACCAGACAAGAACAGACAAAAATGACAAGCTTGAGACAGAAAGCAGTGAAGTTCCAATCTGAGATTGTATCTAATGTGCAATCTGGTGAAATTGATGAACCAACAAAAAGTTTAATTGAAAGATTCCTTGGCCTTTTAGGTTCAACAAGGACTAGGTATGACATCAATAGCAAGGATAAGAAAATTCAAGCTACTTACAAGAAGAGATTTGAAGATGATGTTAGCAACACTGAAGAACTAATAAACTTATCCAATGCCTTTGCTTATCATCCACCACAGAAGAATTTGCTAGATGTGGCATTCTCTATAATTTCCCTGCTGGAGATGATAAGGCATGATATCATGATAGATATTGTTAAAGAATCAATCACTCTTGGAACTGATTATATCTATATTGCCAAGGATTTCAGTCTTTCTGATTACTTCCCTGACATACCAAGCTTGAGCACCCCTGATATACTCTTTGCTAATGGAGATGGTAAGAAACTCATTGTTGAAATCAAAGTCACAATGCAGACTGATTTAGAAGTTTATTATAGGAAATATAAGCAACTTGTCAAAGAGAGGTCTGATGTAGTAGTGATCAACTATAATCTTGATGGATTTACCAGTTACGGTGATTATCGTGAAGTGGACAACTATCTAAGTTATAGCACTAGGACCGAACTGATTGACACTATAATTAATAATTGCTCAAAGATTAGGCTTAATTATAAGAGCTTTCCTGAGTATAGTTATTTTAGTAAATTCTACAATTCAGTAGAAGGTGAAGAGAACTTTGTGACTGGGTATAGAGAGAGGTGTAAGAAACTTGAATCCTATGGTGAAGTGGTTTCTTTATTCGGTGAGAAGTGGGAGGAAATTGTAGATGATATGGATAATTATTCCTTAATAGAAAACTATGATTCAACATTTGATAGGCTTAAAAGTGCCCATGATGATGCAGTAGCTTATTGCACAAAAGATTTTGATAAGTTTGATACTTTATACCAAAGGAATATGAGTAAGGGCTTATATGGTCAAACAAGTCTAAGCATAGATGATTTACCAACCTTCCAGGATGAGAAAGTTCTGGAAAAATATCAAATGACTAATAAATACAAACCTAGCTTGTATATACCTGTGACTAAAAGTTTTAAAATTGGTATAAAGAGGTCAAAGCATTATTCTGAAAGTTTTTCAAACTTGAAGAACATCATTAATACACCTTACTTAAATTGTGTCAGGGATCTTTTAGAATTCATATCTAATGAAGAAATCATGGAGAACTTGATCAATCCTGAGAAAAGTGAAATAAAGGATTTTCCTGAAAAAGAAAAGAAAAATTCTTCTAAATTTCCAATTTATTCGGATCATAATGTAGATTTATTTGTTAATAATGGCTTTAAGATTAATCATCCAAAGAAGACTTATATCAATGATAGTATTTGTGGTTATAGTGCAAAGGAGAAAACTGAGAAGAAAACTGCACTCTCATATAAAAAATCATTACCAGATTGTGATAGAATGGAAAAATTATTATCACACATAATAAACAGCAGTTATAATAATGAGTGTTATAAAAGAGATCTAGTAGTGATTGCTGAGACAACAAAGAATAAGAATTACAACCCATTAAGTGTTAATCAGAGATCAAAACATTTAGACTTAGTTTTTAATAATCATTTAATATTCAAGTCATTAATATCATTGAATACACTATCATCTAAGAGATTTAGATTTGTACAGACAACTGATCCAAACACTGCTCTGGTTATGTTGCCTAACTCTGATGCTTTAACAGGTGCTCCTTTGAGATACTTCTGTTTATCAATTGTGAAGAAAGAGGATGAAATGGATTCAATAGAATTAAACAAGTTATTAGGATTATATGCTGGTCATATGAGGAACTCTAAATACACTATTATTGTATCAAAGGTTATATCACTAGACATGACTAGGTTGAAAATGCTGAGCATGTCAATATCCAAGTATGTTCAATTATCAAGTTACTATGAAAATTTAGGAAATATTGATAATAGAATAAAGACTACATGCATGTTGTTGTCTAACTTAATTACTTTATCATCGCTAAGTATCACTGATACATTTAAGAATTTAATGATGGTTTGCTATTCTACTTTTTCTAATCCTGATGATTTGATTAAAGATAAGCTAGAATGTAGACCAACAAATCTTGCACACATATATATATTGAAGAAGATATTTAGAGCTATTAAATTGTCCACTCAACAAAGAGCTAAGATAATTATGGGAATAAAATCTACTAAGATAAGCAACGATGGTACAGATTTAATTGATACAGGTTTTGACTTAAGCTGTGATTTAGAATTACCTATATCTGGTATAAAAACTAATAACCCAAAAGAAATCTTCCATGAAGCATTTATATTGTTCTATTTAGGAAATAAAGGATTGCATGGATCACCACAGGAGATGCTTAATTTGTACTGCACACCATTGGAATTTGAAGACGAATTTACAAAGAACCTGGAAATTTATGATACTGTCATATCTGAACTAAATGATGACAAGTTTGGATTTGACTTTGAAGCACTGACCATTTCTTCAAAATTGGTTTACTCACAATTAACTAGTGAATCACAAGATTTACGAGCTAATATAAAGGAAAATCTAGCTTTAGATAAACCAATCTTAAGTAGGAGGCAATTCACTTCAACAAAATCTATGGTTGATGATATACCTCTAACCAAAGTAGTAGAAAACTTGGAAGATGTAAGGAATTTATCAGAATTAGAAATTTACATTAAGAGTTGTATTGTAGATAATCCAACACAATTTATGATTGATGTGAATAATCATATAGCTAAGCTTAATAAAATAAATATGGAGAGGAATAAGACTAAAGCTATATTTTTTGGTGAACTCATGGATGTTAGAGGTAAGTACAATAGAATACCTGAGATATCCATTAAGTACATTAGCAATCAACCATTTATAATTTTTAAAGATTTTAAGAAAGATTTCTATCACCACTGTGGTGTTGATCACATGAGTCATTACAATGGAAAAGTTTTTGATGTTGTTATAAAGGAAAACCATATTAACAAATTTGAAACTTTGAGAGATTATTATAATAGTAATTATTTGGATGAAAGGGATTTGAAAGTAAGAATATTTTACAAAGATCAAAGATCATACAATGATAGAGAAATATACACTGGTAACTTAGCAACAAGATTATGTCTGTTTCCACTAGAGAGGTTGTTTGAATCAATAAATAAGAAACTACCTGAAGAAGCTATAACAATAAAAGGTGAGAAGAAACAAAAGAAGATGATGGAGCAAAGAGTGGATATGATTAAAAAACGTAAACAATACAATAGGAATAATGAATATAAATCTGAAATTATTTCAATCTCTTCTGATGCATCTAAATGGTCAGCTAGGGATATATTCTTAAAATTCATTGTACCAATAGCTACCTGTCCCTACATTACTTCAGAAGAGAAATACTTTTATCTGTATTTATGTATAAAGTACCATAAAAAGAATATATTGTTAACTGAGAATGCTTACTTTAATGCTATAAAATTCCATAATGATAATAGTGAAAGACATGTTTATGAAGACCTAACAAAAAATTACACCACTAATAGACAAGTTATTAGATCTAATTGGTTGCAAGGTAATCTCAATGCTACATCTTCATTTGTACACTATTGTTCAGCTAAACTCACTACTGTGATGTTAGAAGTTATAAATAAAAAATACAATATGAACAATTTGATGAACTTCATGGTGCATTCAGATGATAGTGTCTATGACATGCTCATACTTAAGAAGAATGAAGATTATGTTATGGGCAAATACACAGGAACTTTTATATATAGTTTACTCCAGTGGTCTACTAAGAAACATCGCATCACTATAAATACTAAAAAAACTTATATGTCAAACTTTTATAAAGAATTCTTATCATCACTCATAATAGGCAATGAATTATTTTACTTTTATTTAGCTGATGTATTGCCCATATCCAGTGATGTAACTTATGATTCACCACTCGATGATCTCTCTGGATTTAGTGGTTATATAAACAATGCTTTCCTTCATGCATGCCCATATAAGATAATAGAATCATCAATATTATTAATAAATCATTTAACCTTATCCACTTATAATTTAAATATATCATCTAAGAACACACCTTATAATGATATATTTAATGATGAATCAGATTTTTATGATGTACCACTACAAGTGTTACCAAGGTATAAATTACCAATTTCTCTTGGTGGTCTTATTCCATTTTATTGTGGTGATGCTTATAAAATTATAGTTAGGCTGATGCAAGTGGCTTATAAAGGATATACATTAAATCAAGATAAAATGTTTAATGAGATATTTGATTTAGAAGCTGTGACTAGATACTTAAATACAGAGAAAGATGAATCTTTTCTTAATTATATAAAAATGTGCTTATTATGTGTGAATAGTGATATAATTTTAAGAGATCCCAAAGATCCCTATGATCTATCAGATAGAGACATGGCTAGAATCTCAATAATTGATGTGTTACCTCATGTAAACCCTAAGTCTAATAAGATCACTTTTACATCTAAGAAATTTAAAAATGAAGAGTCACAATATAGATTAAAATCTGCTATAAATCCTATGTGGAGTATATGTAATCCCAGCAAGCATCAGGAAATTGAGGACAAAATAATATCAAATTATGGTGATAAGAAATTCGTGGATTCATTGATATTCCAAAAACCACAAGTCCAATTTGCCAGAAGAATAATACACTCGAACGCTAAAATTTATAAGTATTCATTAGAAGATAGTAATAATCTATATGCTATACAGGATATATATGAAAAGATCAAGCAGCAAGCCAAAAGTATTGATTTGACAGCAGAAGCTATATTGAATTATATAAACATATATTTATTCACAGATCAAAATGTAGCATCCACATTACATCTTTATTTCCATAAAAAAGAATGGCAAAGAATAAGTAGGAATGAAATAAATTATAGAATAGCTACTCAAAAAAGTATATATCCACAAGAATTTGGTTTGTTTTCTATAACAACTCTCATAAGAGATTTAATAACTGAAAATAAGTCTATTGAATTAGACAAGATAGATAGGAAAGCTGAAACATTAATTGATATAGCTGAAAAGACCTTACTACCCTTAAAGAATATCATAAAAATCTATGAATTTCCAGAAGATATAGATGAAGATTTTAGAGATTATGTGAATTTTAGATATAATAATTATGAATCTTACAATGATATACTAATAAAAAATCAAAATATAAATAAAGATTATGATCTTAGAATATTGGAAATTAAGAAGATATATCTATCATTAATAATCCGGTATTATATAGATATGAAAAGAAGAATAATCAATAATGAAAGTGTCAAAATAGAGTATAACACACCAAGAACCTTATTGTTAACGATAAATAATTACATGAAAAGGGATGTTATATCAAGCAAGCTGAATATAACAACAAAGCAAATTAATAAAATTGATGATTATGTATTGGATAAATTTGGCTTGTATACTGATCCAAATTGCTATGTTAAATATAAGCTAGATCATAGAGTTACAATTCTTCATGATAGGCTAAAATACTCTATAAATAAAGAAAGTGCTATAAATGATGAGATGAATTTTTTGACTGTGGTAAAATCAAAATTGCCAGAGTTTTTTGAGCATAATCGCAGCATGATTAAAACTAATGGAAAAACATGGAATAGTATAATGGCCAATTACAAAAATCAAAATGATATAAATAAATCTTTGTTCTTGCATTCCAATAATTTTTTATCACACAACAATTTAATTAGCATGATAATTAGTAGTAATTACATACAAAATTATTGGCCAAGACCTCATAGTAATGAGTATAAAGGTGCAGAGGCTGTTTATCATTTATCTGGTTGTTTTATTAATGTTAAAGTGATACCTATTGGTGAAAGATGTAAAATGATTCTTAAATTTTATAAACCTGATCAGAGGTTTAGACAGAGAATTAATTATAATAATATAAAGGCTAAACTACTAGAGAGAATAAGGGTGGATTTTAGGAGTGATATATCTAATGCATACACTCTACCTTTAAATAATGCTAACAACAATCCAGTTTATATAAATGGACCAAGACTGACTACTAATTTTGATCCTAGCTACAAATTGCTTGTCAATATGGATGAGTTTTCTTATTCAAACCTAAGGGTCAATGTTGAGAGTGATGATTATGATAGAATAATGTACAAACTATCATTGAATACCTATGATCATTTAGTGTTTTATATTAGAGAAAGATCTACAATGAACATAAATAAAGTGTATGAATTTCTGTCTGAACATAGAAACGAAGAATACTATACATTATTATATAATAGCCTTGGTATTAGCACCAAATTACCTGAAACAATAGGTTATGAATATATGAATTTAGAACCTGATTATATATATGAATTTTTAGAGCAAAAATCAAATTTTGAACAAAACTGTATAAATGATTACTTATTACGTAAGTCTTGCAAATTGTATGGGTTATATAATAATCTATCTGAAAAATCTAAACATAGTGAATTAAGTGAGTTAGAAAAGGTTTTATCTAGACTGACATCAGTATATTTAACCTTTATATTACATAATGAAGATATGGTTGATAATTTAGATAGTAATATCTCTATAGATGAGGTAGCAACAATATTATCTAAGATAAGTGTTGATTCAGATTATCATAAAGAAATGATAAGTAATATTCCTCTAAATGAATCCATTCCATTTCCTATATTGATAAACAAATGTTTTAACATTGGAGGTAGTTCAGTGAATAGATTATTTATGTCAATATATTACATTGTTAAATATTATTATAACACAGAAGTTGAAGATTTGAACTTATTTAATTAAATTAGTCATTTAATGCTTGGATTTATTTTCATGATATGCAGAATTTTTTAATGTATTTCTAGGAATCACCTTGTTATTATTTGTCATTTTGTTATAGATAGTCAGTTTTTTAGGGAGAACACTACT